CAGCTGCAGGCGGAATTACAATTAATGCAAACAGAACATTAACTACAACACCAGCTGCTCTTATTACATTATCTTCACCGCTTAATGGAAATAGCAACACATTAACTATCACAGGTAATGCAGCAACAGCTACAGCTTTAACTCCCGGTGGAGCTATTACTTTGAGTGGTGCAGTAACTTCTTCTGCTACTACTTTTACAGGAAGTGCTATATCTATAGCTACGACCCTTGCTGCTGGTCAGGCTGTAACAGCCGTTACTGGTGCGGGAGCAAATGCAATAACTGCAACAAGAACAATTGATTCAGTTGCTTTAACTCTACCACAAAATATTGGAACTGCTAGTGATGTTCAGTTTAATTCAGCTAGACTTGGTAATATTACTTTAAGTGCTAATACCATTAATACTGCTGCTACTACTGGTAATCTAATCATAGATTCTGCTGGTGGTACTACAACAATTAATGATACTGTGAGTATTGCAGGACCTTTAACTGTTACTGGCAGTAATGCAACTACCCTTGGTGGTGCAGTAACTCTTGGTAGTACGCTTGCTCTTAGTAATGCCCCTTGTACAATTGCTCTTGGTAACACAGCGGGTGCAGCTCTTACCTCTATTAATAGCGCAGGTTCTGCAACAGGTGTTAATCAAATTGGGGATATTATTCTTCGCACCCCTGCTAATGGCAGAGCATTCTTAGTTGGTAATGCTACAAACACAACAGTAACCGCAGCTAATGATGCTATTATTACTGAAGGAGTATTAGCTAGTAGAATTGCTGGACTTAGTAGTACATACATGTCTAGCAATGGGGCAACCAGATCTACTACAGGAGATCAAATTCTTGGAGTTGGCACTGATACTGGTAGTTTTATTGTTAAAACTGGTGTTACACCAGTAGCCAAACTAACCATTGCAAACAATGGTGTTGCAACTTTTGCTAATCAACTCAAAGTTACCACTGGTGGTTTGCAAGTTATTGCGGGTGGTCTATATGTTGGTGCTACTGGAACGGAGTCAAATGTTATTAACAATGGCTTACTTGTTCAAAATGGTAATGTTAGTTGTAGTGCAGATGTAACTGCTAATATTCATTTAACCAGTAAGCTTTATGTGGATACTTCTTTTGCTAAACTTGCCGGGTCTGAGGCAAATCCTTCACTTACTGCACTCTGGGATTCTCAAGCTTGGATAAGAGCAGCGACTGCAATGGGTTTCCATTCTTACACAGCTAATACAAATCAAGTTTGTAATGCGGGTGTTACTACTATTGATGCTACAGACTTTAAAGTAGGTGTTCCACATTATTGTCCCCTTTCAAATCCCGGTGGAGGTAATGTTAGTATTACTATTAATCTCAGTGTTCCATATGGTTATAGGGTGGTTCTTCTTTATAAAAACTCTTCGGCAGCAAGTTTTTTAAATGCTGCGTGGACTGTCACTGGTATATATACGGATACAAGAGCATCTTTTGCTACAATGTTAACTAAAAGAACTGCTGGTGGAGGAACATTCTCAAATTGGACTTTTGGAACAGAATTTACATCAACAACTCCCGGTGCTCCTTATACATATCAACTAGCTAATAATGCATCTGTTAGTAATGGTCATACCCATGACTTTATTTTTATGCGTATAGCTTAAGGAATAATCTATGAATGAGAATAACATTGGTATCTATGTTTCGGTATTACAATTAGCTATTCTCACCATTGGGGTAGTTACTGTTATTATACGCCTAGGCAAAAGGGAGGCTCAAATCGACAACAGCATGGCAGAACTTCTTCTATTAAAGGACATAACTAGAGATCTAGTTAAGACTGATATTGAATTAGGAAAAAACATGGTGGCTGTAATGGTTGAGTTGAAGGAACTACGGTATCGTATTGAGATGCTGGAAAGGAATTAATGCGTAAGATATTCTTACTAGTTTTTCTTACAGGATGTTCCTCTGTTAATGAGATATCATCAAGCACTTATAAGATACAAGCAAGTGCTTTACAGATACTTAATACGGAGGACATCGTAGTCGCCCACAAATACGCCCGTAACATCCTTGGTGAATCTGAGGACATTGCGGGTATCTTAGGCAATATAAAAGACAGTACCCCTTGGTGGGCAGACCTACTTAGCTACGGCTTTATTGCCCTAGCTATAGTAGGTGTATGTGTACTCTTGTGGTACACAGGAATTGGTACATTAATTAAGAAGGTAGTATATTCTCTTGGGTTGTTTATCCCAGAGAAGAAGATTCAACAAGCTAAGTTGCTTGCTGAAGCCAAGGACGAATCAGATCCTACTACCATTAGAGAAGCAATCGCAGCATTCAGAGCAGGAGATCCTGCCTTTGATGCTGCATATAAGAAAGTACAAGGATAATATTATGGCATCATTTATCGGTTCAGTTTGGTTTGCATGTCTTCTTTGCGTGGTTGGCTATATCGCTGGATCAGTCGTTCCAGTGAGTAAGCTGCCTGAGCTGTTCAAGAAGAAGTGAATAAAGAACTTATCACTCAATTAAATGCTCGTCTTATTGAGCGTCTTCTAGACGATCTTCAAGACGATACAAAGAGTACCCCCGGTCTGTACCAAGTCATTCGTGGCGTGGTCAACGACAACCGGGAAGCTCTAGATGGTATCCCTACGACCTCCCTTGACACCCTAGAGGTGGCAATGAAGGCTAAGATGCCATTCAAATTTAAGTCTACCCAGATTTAACACAACGGTTCCTAGGGGCAGGAATGCCCTTAGGAACCATTTGATTGTACTTGGGCTAGCAAGATAGCCCATTTACTGAGAAACCGTTTATAGCCCCTGCTAGGGGGTTTAGAAAGGAAGCCCATGAAAGCTCCCCCAGAAGTCCTAGAAGACTTTAGAAACCATCTTTACTTTTGTTTCAAGTACCTAGGCTTGGGTCAACCTACCCCTAAACAATACGCTATGGCACATCGGCTCCAAGTAGGAACTAAGGATATGCTCCTACAGGCAGGGCGTGGTGACGGCAAGTCTGTAATCATGGCATGCTATGTCTCATGGTTACTCTTGTTAAATCACAATACTACAATACTTGTATTATCAGCAGGGGCTGACCGGGCTATTAAGTTTGTATTCCAGACCAGAGCTATCTTAACTCAGGTTCCTTACATGAAGGATCTTGAGCCATTAGAGAATGACAAGGACAGTGCCTTTGGTTTTAATGTACATACCCGTACCCAGTTCGGACAGGATCTGTCAGTAACTGCTAAGGGTATTACCTCACAGATCACAGGTCTACATGCTGATCAGATCATTGGTGATGATGTTGAGATTGTAGAAAACTCTGACTCCCCTCAGGCTAGAGAGAAACTCTGGGAGAGATGCTTGGAGTTAGAGAATGTAGTAAATAAAGTTGATGTGGCTAGTATCCGATTCTTAGGTACACCACAATCTAAAGACTCTGTATATAATAAACTAGGTGGGATTTACCCCACCGTTAAGTTTCCGGCTGTCATGCCAGACTTAACTAACCCCGAAGAGATAGAAAATGTTGATGAATATATTCTTGGTCTGGGCTTTGAGCCGGGAGAATCGACTCAGCCTGAAAGATTTCCCACAGAAAAGCTTGCTGAAATTGAAGCGAAGATTGGTCCGACCAACTTTGACTTACACTACAAGCTTAAGACATCGACTTCAGATGTCAAAAGATACCCCCTTAGATTAGAAGATTTAATTGTATTAGATGTAGATCCACAGGTCTTCCCAGTCAAGGTAGTTCATGCTAAGAGTGTAGTCAATAAAAGAGTCTCTTCATTTGGTATGAAGGGTGATCTTGTTTATGAGCCTATGCATATTGAGCCATCCTTTGTCCCCTACAATCAGACGGTCTTATTCATAGATCCCTCAGGTCGTGGTGCGGATGAGACAGCTCTGTGTGTGGCTTCCTTTGCTCATGGTTATATTGTGATACATGAATTGACAGGCATTCAAGGAGGATACGATAGTGTTACCCTTATGAAGATCTGTAAGCTTATTAATCAATACAAGATTAACCTTGTTAAGTATGAGTCTAACTATGGTGATGGTATGTTCGGTAAGATCATCCAGCCTGTCATTGCACAGAACTGTGGACAGATTGGTATTGAAGAGTACAAGGTTACCGGATCTAAGGAGAATAGAATCTTAAGTACACTTGAGCCAATCATGGCACAACACCGTCTTGTATTTGATGTTGGAGTTATCCAAGACAAAGAGAATCAGATGCAGATCACTCGACTACAGAACAAGCGTGGTGCTCTTAAGCATGATGACCGTGTTGATGTACTCAGTGCTGCTGTGTCCCATTGGGTTAATGCTTTGGCTATTGATCCAGATAGAGAATTGATTTACAAACAACAGGAAGACTACAAGAATCAGATTAAAGATTGGATGGGAAACAAAAGAGTACTTGGTCTTCTAGGTGATAGAATCTCCGGTGCTGTCTTGTTGAATGGAAAGGATATTCCAAAGGGTAAGTTCGGTAAATCTATATTAAAAAGAAATCGTAAATGAGTATAGCTGTTGTGACAGGTATTGGTCCCCGTACTGGTACTTCATTTGTAATGCAGAGTGCTAAGAAGGCAGGACTTCCCATTATAGGGGAGGCATTTAATAACATAGTTGTTCCTAAACATAATCCTGAGGGCTACTGGGAAACAAACACACTCAATCCCAAAGAACTTAATAACCATATTGTTAAACTTTGGTATCCTAATTTAATCACCATTAACACAAACAGAATATCTCGTATTGTTGTTAGAAAGA